GTCTTCTTGAGCTTGTCTTATCTTAGCTTGAGTCCTAGCTCCACCTATGACATTGATAGCTCCTACAACTGAGGCTACTGTTGCTGCAGTAGCTGCTACGGTAGCTAAGTTCATACCTATTTGCCCTCCAGCAGCTGGTATAGCCCACCATGAGGCATATATGCTCATTACCATACCTACTATCTGTAACCATAGTATATTATTCATAGCTCCAGTAAGCGCAATACCTGCAGCCATCAAGCTAAAGCCAGCAGCACCACCATAACCAGTCCAAGAGAATACTACACCTATAACAAAACCTACTATGGCAATAACAGGACCTATAATCTTACCGAATGCAGTAGTCTTTTTCTCCTCCCACTCTACGTTGTAAGTTAAGTAGATTGTTGCTAGATATATCTCTAGCTGAGCTGAGTAAGGTACTCTGATCCAGAGTGATCTAGGCATAGGTATTAAGTACTTCTCATCAGATACAAACTCAGGCATATAGTTAAAACTACTTGAGTATGCATACGAAGCATTAGGATTATAACTAGCATTTATAAAGCCTACAATCTGTTCAGTTTCGTATGTACCAGTTTCATCTCCTTGAGAGTATGTTGCAGTGTAGTATACAGCTAAAGCACCTTGAGTAGCAGGAGTATTATCTAGATTAACCCATGCTCTACCATTATCTTTCTCATATTGAGCTAGATTTATATATTGAATAGAACAAGGTACTCGTACATAGCCTGTAGTAGGATTATTGTCAATATTATTAACATATCTATACTTAGGACCAGACCATTGACGACTGCTATCATCTGTAGGTTTTCTTATGTAACCTACATCTTCGAAACCTAATTGAGTATCTAGAAAGTTATAGTCATCTGAGATACCTGTTAGTCTTCTCTCATTCATAGCTACATTAGTTGCATTAATATAGGCATGGTGTCTATAAGTTCGTCCTTCTCCTCCACCAGAAGTACTCCAGTACTGAGTGTATGCTCTTGAATAAAAGTAACTTATATTAAAGCCATATTGTATAAACTTAGTGAATACTTTCTTGTTAGCTTGTTCTTCCGTAGAAGCAGTCCAGTCTGGGACATTCAAGTATAGGTACATAGCACTACAATTAGGTTCTGTACCCATATAGCATATCTTATTATGCTCTACTCCTTCTACTTCTCGTTTTATGTACTGTATTCGAAATTCTTTACCTGCAACAGAATAAACTGTTCTAGGAGCATTCTCGTGATATGTACCAGCACGAGCTATACTTTCTAGAAAAGTAAAGATCTTCCATAGATATTTCTGCCAGTTCTTATTCTCTCGAACGAACTTATAGCAGAAATACTTCATATCCATAAACTGAGTAATAGAAGCCCATTGTACATGTTCTTCGTTGTTTAATTGAGTGAATAAGCTAGTTATATTCTTATCGTTCTTAGGTTTCTTTTTAGTAGTTTTATTCTTATATCCAGCTTCTTCCATAGCTTTATTGTAAAACTTATTACCACTAGGTACATGTCTTTTTAAAGGGTAATTAGCTGCTACAGATACCAGCTTTGAACTAGTCGTAGTAGCTAGACTATCCTTATTTCTTCCATAGTAGATAGATCGATTACCATTTAGAGTGGATTCTATAAAATAAGCTTTCTCGTTCTTGCTTATAAGCCTAAGCTGATCTATTATATCTGTAACATAGAAATCATAATAGATAGGTTCTAACTTATCTAGGTCTCCTTCTTTATGGTCTTTCCAAGTAAAGTAAGTGATAGCCCTATAAGCTATCTTACCATCGGACCTATCTACAAAGATTTCTGTAGGGGTAGAAATAACTTTATTATCAGGATTAGTATAATCTATCTCCCATTGTTTTTTAAAGACCTCGTAGATCTTAGGAGTAAGCTCTTTTAAGATGTAAGAAGTAAAATCTATATATAAACCTAAGTCAGTAATATCTACTACGCTATCTTTCTTATATAGGGAGTCTTCTTCTTTCTCTTGAATAACAGTAGCGAATACACTATCTTTATGCCTAAAGGTATATCCATCTTTAGTAAACTCTTTAGTTGTAAAGTTGTAATCGACTTGAAGTGATAACAAGTACTCTACACCTAGGTCACTACCAGCAGTGAACTCATAGCTTACGATCTGTCCTTCTATACCAGTAACTTTCTTGATCCTATTCAAGTCATAGGTAAAAGTATTGAATGCTACCCTAGAAGAATAAGGTAGTTTAAATCTAACGAAGTTCTGTTCATGCTGAGAGTTTATATCTAAGACATTTTTATATAGAGCCTTAGTATTGCTATAGCCTCTAATCTTATATCTAAGGAGTTTTTCTAAGTAGTCTTTCTGAATAGAGTTCTTCATAGTAGTACCTACTTTAAACTTATGAAAAGGATCGCCGAAAGCAGGTACTGTTTTAGTCTCGTCCTTTGTGACTTTCTTATGAAAAATACTCATTAGATACCTTTATAACTCTATTCCGCTAGGTTCTCCACCCTTCTCTATTCTATTCTCTACCTTATATTTCTTCTTAGCTTCCCAATCAGTTAAGCTTGAAGCTCTAAGGTCATCATAGACTTCAGATAGTGAAGATGCTTTTAGTGCTTTAGGGAATGCTGCTGCATTCTCATTGAAATCTAGCATACCAGAAGCGAATATCATTGAGAAAGACTCTAGCTGAGATTGAAGTAACTTTAGTTTTAAGTTATCGCTAAAGCCTTCGATCTGTCTATCGTATACTTTAGTTTGTGATCTTAATTGTTCTTGTTTTAGTTTATTAAGAGCTTCATCTTCATCAGCTTGATTTTCTTTTAGTTCTAGTTCTGCTATCTTTAGTTTTAGTTCTGCGTTAGCTATCGCTAGATTAACAGACTTGTCTATTGCAGCTGAAACTAATTGAATGTAGGCTTGGGCGTATGTATCGCCCAATATCCTACCATTATCGTATTGAATACGTAGGTTTTCGTCAATAGCATGCATTAAGACATCGAAAGCTCCTTCACCTAACCATTGAAGTCTGTTCTCCCCATAGAACTCTTTAGACAATACTTCACCTGAAGTGATGTCATTAGGCTCTACCTTTACATTCTTATAGTCAGTTGTGATCTTTACTTTAGTCTTAGCCATTGATTAGTCCTCGTAGCTGATATTATATTTATTAACTAGCTCTACCTTAGCATTGCCTGTTCTTCTACCATTAATGACTTCATTGCTATGGATAGGTATTCTAACGTCCTTAGCAGAATCTATGAGACATTGCTCTAACTCTACTGGTACATTTAAAGGTACTACTTTAGATAAGCTAAAGAATTGATTTTCACAAGTTAGCATAACTGCATTAGTTACATCATTATCTCTTTTATCGTTAGAAGTAATAGTCACTACTCTAGTTTTAAAAGCTTCTTTCTTAACACTTGCTACAAGTGCTTGTAGGTTAGTAACCTCTTCTACTTCAGAAGTCTCAACTTCTTCATTGTTTTCGATTTCGATATTCTCATCTTTTTTCTTAGCCATAATTTATCCTTTATTTAGATTTAAGTTATCCCCTAGTTATAGGGGATAAAAGGTATTAAGCACTTGCTAGAACTAGAGTTTTCAATAGTTTCTCTTCTTGCAAGATAATACCTGCATACCAGAAGCGATAACTAAAGAAACCTTTAGTGCCATAAGGATTGCTCAACTCAGTTTGTTTAGGATCTTGAGATCTAAATGTAATCTTGTCTTGTCCTTTAAGACCTACAGTAGCGAATGCACCTTTAGTTGGAAACAAGATAGGGAATACATCGAACTTACCTGTACCAGCAGCACCAGTGTAAGATAATGTACCAGTATAGCCAGCAGGTACAGTAGCACCTTTACCACGATATACTACAGCTGTCTCACTCTCAATAAATCTAACCTCATGCATAGCACCTACTTCACCTTCAGCTAGGTTACTAGCATCAGCATATTTATAAGCTGGGATATATGCGAACTCTTCAGTATTGTTCTTACCTCTAGTAGTATTCTCTAGATCGAACTTAACCTCTGGTCCGATAATTGCATAGTAAGCTCTATTTACAGTTCTAGTATCGATCTTATTAGATCCTGTAACTATCTCTGTATTCTTCTCAGCTCTGTTTCTAACGAGCTTCTTAACAGCTCTTCTTAGAAGGTCATAGCTGATTCTGTATTGGTCATCTAATGTACCACCAGCAGTAATACCATTACCCATTGTAGCTAGGTTAGTAGCTAGACCTGAATAAAGTACGTTACCTGTACCAAGCATATCTAATTGAATTAGGTCTTCATTTCTAACGTTAGCTAAAGCACCAAGCTCTTCACGATACCTAGTTTGCATAACGTCTTCACTGAATAGTTCTACTTCATCAGTATATTCAATCATCTCACCATAGCTTGCACAAGTAGTCTCCATAGTTACTTTCTGAAAAGTTACTTGATTTCTAGCACCACTACCCTCTGGTAATTTAGCTTGATTAAGACCGTTAGTAACGTCTTCTACATTTCTACTTGACAAGAAACCATATTTAGCAAAATCTGCTGCATTTAGATCTCTATCATAGATATGTTGCCATCTAGAAATCTTATACTTCTTACCACTCTTAGTTGGCATAGATTTTCTATCAGCGAATTGAGCATATACGTTCTTAGCATTAGCTGCATTTATACCAGCTCTATCGTACCAATGTAGGATAGTATTAGCACCACTTGTTGAGTTGTTACCATCTTTATATTCCATAACTGCCATAATTGTTTTTCCTTTTAAAATCTATTTTGGAGCGACTTATACCAAGCGTTATACTCATCATCATTGTCTTCGTCAAGATAATTAATAACACTCTTCTTATCTGCTCTAGAACTAGGTAGAGCAGCACTAGCTTTAGCTCTTGTTCTGATAGCTTCCTCTTTAGCTTTAGTAGCTATAGCTTGTTTTTCTATCTGCTCTTGCCTAGTAAAATAATCTTGACCTGCTTTAAAGTAATACTGTAAAACAGGTTGTTGATAACCATCTAATGCCGCTAGCTTTAGAGCTTCAGGCATTACCTTCTCATATATACCGTTTTTAACATCATCATGCAGACCCTCAATATTCTCAGTATTACTTAGCAAGTACTGCTTAGATTGTGGATCGAGTACTTCGAAGGCACTCTTAGTTTTCTCGAACTCTGGATCTCTAGCTAGTCTTGCAATAACATCTTGAGTATTTTGAGCTTCAGCTTGTTCTGCATATCTAGTTGGGGTATATTTCCCATCGTTTTCAGGAAGATCATAGACATCTATTCCACTAGATTTAATAAGAGAAGAGATTGCATCTTTATTTCCCTTTTTAATATCTATAAGTAGGTTAATATCGTCTTCGCTGATACCGTTCTGCTCGATTGCACTTATAGTTCTTCTATATGGTGCAATGGTCTGCATTTTCTTGGTATAGTCCATAGCTTTAGGAGCTAAGCGTATAAGCTCGTCTTCACTAAAGTCATACTCCATACCATTAGCTTTTATTTTATAAGTCTTAGGTTGTGGAGTCTCTTGAACAACTTGCTCAGTAGGTTGTTCCACTTCCTCACTTACAGGCTCACTAATTTCTTCAGTAGTGTTAGGCTCTTCTGTTTCAGGAGCAACTTCTTCTTCTACAGCTTGAGAAGCTTCTTCTACAGGTTCTTGTACCGCATTAGCTCTCTCATCTATAACCATCTTCTCTAGCTCTTCATCAGTAAGATTGTTTAATTGCTCTTCAGTCATTATCTATTCTCCTCTGCCAATGCTGATCCAGCTAATGATGGTATAACTGTAAATAGGTATTGTTGTAAATTAGCTACAGATACAAGCTCTTCAATAACATCAGGTCTTTCACCTCGTTTCTTGACATCGCTTCTACCTAGTAAGCTTACTCCACTTAAGGCTTTCTCTTTTAGATAACCTTCTAGAATAACCTTTTTAAAGTCTTCACTTTTTAGCAATCGTCTAAGAGCTTTATCTAGCTCCACCCAGTAACTGTTGTCTACAGATTCAAGTTCATCTAGTACTTGTTCTTCCATATTTTCCCCTTTATTAGATTATAAATATTGTTGCTTAGGACTCTGAAGTAATTTCAGAGTTTCTCTATCTATGTTAAATTGATTTTGTAATTGCTGTCTTTGTAAGGCTTCTTTCTCCTTTATCCCACTATATTGATGTACGTAATCTAAGTCAGTCTTATCTGCCATAGAATTAAGGCTCTTAGCCTTAGCTAATTCAGTTTGTACCTTAGCTCTCTTAACATCTTGATCTACTGTATTCTCACCAGCTTTAGCTTGAGTATTAGCTATCTCAGCTTGTAATAATTGCACTTGTAATTGTTGCATCTGTTCTGCCATAGGATCAGGTTCTGGTTTATAGTCCATAATCATCTTAGCGAGATCAGGCATTCTATATAGCTGAGCTATCTGAGCCATAAGTATCTTTCTCAATCTAGGATCTTCACTAGGACCTACAGTCTGCAATACGAAAGCTAACTCTTGAGCTTTAGCTCTGTTGTCGTCACTTGTAGATATACTTAAATCAATATCTATATTAGCTCCTAAGTCATCTCTCTTTAGATATACGAAGGTATCATTAGTTATTCTGTATTGAGACTCTTCATCTAAGAACATAGCATCGTAAGCCAACCATTTTCTAAGCAATGGCTTAACTAGATTTTCACTTATATTTCTAACTATGTTTAATCTTCTAGTACTAGCACTATCTATAGCACCTCTGATGGATGTTGCGGTGCTGCCTAATGCATTTCCATTGATACCTGTATTAAAACTAGCTACGCCAGTAATGCTCTCTGCTTCATTGTTCATTAATGTAAGTACATTGAATATTGAGCTAGGTAGCTCGTTGAAGTTACCTATAAAGAAGTCTGAAGCGTAATGATTAAACTCGAAGTTCTCACCATTGAGAAATCTCTGTTTATTGTATTCATCAAGACTACCTTTCTTTATACCTTTCTGACCATTATTAGATAGAGCCATATTATCTATAAAGCCTCTATAGATTGCAGTCTTAATCTTCTGAATATCACTTAGTAACTCTGCGTTAGATTCTCCATATAGCTTAAATGGTATAGCAGAGAATGGTACTATTAAGAATGGAGGCTTCTTATCAGGGAAAGGATTATCTTCTAACCTAATAATTGTATTGTCTATCCAAGTACATACAATAGGTTCTGCTATGTCATCGCCATTGATGTCATAGTTACCCCAGTACTCATGTACCACTATCTTCTTTCTAGCAGTATCACTAAATCTAAAGCTAGTGCTATCCTCAGTAATGTATTCAGTATCGTTAGTCCCTGTTAGACCTGTAGGTATCTTGATCTTATCTAGGTTTTTATATATCCCTGCTTGCTTAAGAGTAGTCATATCAGTCTCGTATCTATAGATAACAAACTGACATTTATCCATATCGTCTTGACAAGTAGGATCTATGAATATATCTTCATTTCTACATACCATAGCTGTAGGGTGATTCTTAACTGGCTTAGTTTTTCTTACTCTTACTTTAGTTATCAGAGTAGGCTCTATACTTTGAAGAATACTAGGATCAGCCATACCTTGATTTATAGCTTCTATAGCTCTCTGGTAGTCAGGATTAGGTATTTCTCTATCTTCTTCTACTTCTACAACCTTTTCTTCATACTCCCAACCTGTTCTGATAACTACTGTGCCTTCTTGATCTAGGACCTTTAGAGCTTTAGTCATAAAGTTGTACCTACTAAACTGCCTACAAAATTGAGTATTGAGTAGTACTTCTATCTTAGGAGCTATCTCAGCATCTTCTGAAGTAACTGGATTAGCTTTAATAATATCAGGAGTAGATACGAAAGGCTCAATTAATGCAGCATGTTGCCACTCTGATTGTTTCTTAATATCTCTAGATACTAGTTTAGATCTACCATTAACTTCGTTACCATAAGGCTCTGCATTGTACTCACTCTTCCATCTAGCTATCTTCTGATCTAACTCGTTTCTGAGTAATTTAGATGCAGTAAAGTCTGCTTTTAAATTAGAGAGTAATCTAGCTTCAGTTATATTATCAATCTCTATCATAGTTAGCCTCTATTCTTACTTCATTTAAATAACCATAGCTAAGTTCTAGAAACTTGTTTAGAGTAGCCTTAGAGTTAAATACTCCATTCTTGTCATAGCTATCACCTAGTAAAATACATCCTTCAGTATCCTTAGGGTAGTTACCATTATGAATTAGTATATATCTAGATCTAGGTACTAGATTGTTGTATAGCAATGGCAATGATCTCTTAAATCTAGGAGAGTTATGCCATACTACATTGTAAGCACCTATAGGTATTCTTCTATCTCTACCACTCTCTGTAGTATCTCCACCAGCAGGCTCTAGTGTATAGCCTTGCATGATCACTTTATCCTTATCCATTAAAGAAAACTTACCTATTGTTCCATCAGGTATATCTCTAAATCTAACAATGTTTAAAATCAATCTCTTCTCCTTTCGTTTCCATCCCAGTCATCTTTACATCTAGGGAAAGGTCCTATGCCATACTTAGCTAGAAAGAAATCTCTAACCATAACTAAGGCATCACTACCGAACCATGCACCAATCCCACAAGATGCATAGCTTACTTTCATATCTTGACAGAAATAAAAGACTAGTTCATAGACTATATATGCACTAAATACTCCGTCAAGGATTCTGTTAAAGAAATGAGAAAAACATTTCTTGCGAGAACTCTTGAAGAAAGAGATAATGCTTCCTATAGTACCTATGAATACCACGTACCATAAATAATGTATTTCCACTTTTCTCATGTCCTAAATACCGTTAAGAGTTTAGCAGGGGAGATTATGGCATTGATCACTCCTTGTGTAATAGCCCATACCGTTAGGGCAGTCTCCATACTGCTGAACATACGATCGTATAGGCAGAATAGCCCATAACCACAAACCCCTATAAAAACTCCCCCTAGCACTAGAACAATAATGCGTTTAAGCATACTCTTTGGTCTAGGTAAACCTTTTATCCCCATTATTTATTCCCCTTATAGCACTGAATAAGCAAGTCCTCAACATGAGAAAAATACTTCATTAATTCTTCGAATGTCTCAGGCTTAGCAGGATCGTACTCAGGCTTAACAGGTAGAGTATTAATACATCTAATAGGTACATACTTCTCCTGATATTCAATCTGAGTAATAACCTCTGGCTTAGCTGAACAACCAACTAAAAACAAGATACTACTTAAGAGGCTTAGCAGCTTCATTAGCTATCCCTTCATAGTATTTAAGTTTAGATTCACAACTATCATTAGGCTTAGTTATATACTTGTACTTAACTTCGATCTCAGGTTTTTTAACTACTTGAACGCTTAGATTCTTTATCGCTTCATTCTGCTGATCTAAGCTATTTCTGCATAGAGCTAGTTTAGAATCTGCTAAAGCTTTATCTAGATATAAGCTCTTATATTCTTCTTGTTTATCTCTAAACTGCTTTTCTAGATTAGCTACCTTATCAGAGTAGTACATATAGCCTAAGCCGATAACTAAAGTTATGACAGCTAGTATTGCACTGCCAGCTTTACTGAGTGAAAAGAACTCTAAAATTGCTGAGAGTATATTTCCCATTTTAATCTCCATATCTAAGTAAGTGGTACAGCCTTACACTCCAGTAAAGCACCTTAACTTCTATCTTATTTACGTTTAGATCTATTAACATCTCTTTAAAAGTATTATCCACAGACCTAAAAGTAATACTCTTTTTTTCGATAACTATATCGGTAAGATAATCATGAACTATAGCTGCACTAAGATATTCTGCCTTGTTAGGTGGAAAGATACTCCAGAATATTCTAGGAACACTAGCACCATCTGTTATATAACCCCTAGGTATAACAATATCTCTATACCTATAGTTTTCTACTAGTTCGAATTGATACTTGCCTACAGGCTTAAGAATAGGTCTATTAACCATTGTCTTGCACCTTCTTGAATGGATGAATACTCCATACAGTCTTTAACTTGATCTTATCTTCAGGTTCTAGGTAGCTAGCATAATTACTTTTAGTCATACCAGCTATATCCATCAGCTTCCAACCTAGGTATATTCTGCAGTAGTACTTCTTAGAGTATCTGATTATCTTGTACAATCCAAACCTAGTCTTACCATTATTCAATCTACAAGTTACCTTGCACCAAGTACTTCTAGTACCATTATTACTAGTAGCATGTATATCCCCTATCGTAGTAACTGAAGCAGGATCTATAGTAGATACTCTTACTCCTGCTACTTCACTAGAGTAGTAACCTATCCTATTTCTAAATAGCCAATGCAATCTAGCTTTATACGATCTATTACTAGGCTCAGGATAATGCTTTTCTCTCCAGCCACTATCACCATTGATAGCAGCACACTGACTATCGTAATAGTCATTAGCATCCTCGAACCATCTAGCCCACCTAGGTAGGTGATCGTCTTCTCTCTTAGTAAATACTAAAGCTATAGGTACAACTATATAGGACAATATTTCTAATACTATCTCTACTACTATTGTCCTTATTAGCTGTAGTATCTCTTTAATTGTTAGCATTCTTTTTCTCTTTAGGTCTAGTTCGGACGACATCAGTAAACTCGTCATCGTCTATGTACCAGAAAGGTTTCTCTCCATTGTCATAGTACATCTTGCCGAAATCGTCAGGATGTGTAGCTAGGTGAGCTATTACCCTGTAGACGTTCGTCATATTCGAGTTATCCCACTGATCGCATTTTCTAGCACGTAAGAATATAAGCATAGGGCATAGGATTACTCCTAAGACAAATGCTAGTAAAGCAACTAATGCATATCCCATCTTGTTCTCATTATAGCTTACTAGCTTCTAAGAAGAAGTTATCTATAGCATTATCGTCCATACCTAATGCCTTAGCCATCTTCTGTAGTAGAGGACTAGTAATCTCAATGTCCTTAGCATACTCAAACTCTATCTGAGCTTCTTTATCTGCTTTAACTAATGCTTCAGCTTGCTCTAGTAGGTTAAGCTTAAGTAGCTGTAGCTTTAATTGTCTTACAGTTATCTGCTTAGGTACAAACTGCTTCCAGAAGTTGTCTATAGCACTGATAGTATCTTGGTTAGTTATAAGCCACTTACTATAAGCTTTTTCATTAGTAGTCTTTAGCTTGACACCTTCAGGAGCAGAAGTTATTACCTCGTCTCCTAGCTCTTGTATGAAGTTAGATGTTACGTAAATTATCTTATCCATTGTATGTCCTTATAGTGTTTGTACAAATCTAGTTATTGGTGTTATTACGTGATTTAAACCGCAAGTACCACTAGCATTGTAACCGCAGATATACACTCTACCATCGTTTAGAAGTATCATAGGATTATTTAAGTTTTCGTAGCCTTGAACATATACTTGCTTGATATTGTCTATATCACTAGTATTGAAAGGTACTCTTGTCAAGCTATTAGCTGCATTAGTATGATTTAGTCCTAAGTTACCGTATCCGTTATAACCTGCTGCATATAAGTATCTAACATTATCAATCTCTACGATTGCATATATCTGACCATATTGTGGTTGAACTGAGTGGTAAGTACCCCAGAATTGTTTTACTTTATAGCTAGTAGTACCATCAGCGAATACTACCTCTTTAAATGTAACTACGTCAGACGTAGCATTTACCCCTAGTTGTCCTGTTGCATTGCTATATCCGCAAGCGAATAATCTACCACTTCTAGTAAGAGCGTAGAATGAGCCTATACCACATACTTCCATCCTAATGATAGGGTCATTAACTTGTTTATATCCAGATGGGAACATACTATCTTCAACTTTAGTAGGTATCGGATTTCTAAATGCAGGTATAGTCGAGTTACTATTACCCCAAACATAGTGAGTATTGTCTGAGCAAGAAGCTACGACTACTTTATAAAAGTATTGTGAGCCAGAGTTATTGTAAGACATTGAAGAGGTTAAGCTTACTACTTTCTTATCTTGTAGTGCTGTTACTTGAGTAAATGTACTTCTATTAGTCTTATCGTTAAGCCCTAGTTGTCCGTTATCGTTCCATCCACAAGAATACAACTTACCTTTTTCAGTGATTATATAAGCTGAAGTATAATAACTATCGTTTAGTATCAAGTCCTTAACACTATCTCCAGCATCTAAGAAAGTAAGTGCTAGTTTAGTAGGTACTGTTAATGCTGTAGTGTTACCCATACCTGCGTGACCATAAGCATTTTCACCCCAGAACCACACCGAGCCATCGTTCTTAATTATGCCAGTATTAGACCTACCACCACAATAACCTGACTTACCTGCGCATACCTTCTTGACATTGTCAGTTATCTTTACCCAGTCATATTGATTAGCAGTATTTCCTATGCCTAAAGTGTTATAGCCGTTATAGCCCCTGCCGTATAAATCTCCGTTTTCGTATAGTAAGAAAGTATGCAGATAATTAGTAATAAGTTGTTTAATCTTAGACTTGCCTTGTAATGGGTGTGGGATATTTATCCAAGAAGGCATATTGCCAGCTGAAAAAGTACTATGGTCGCTATTATTAGCACCGCAGAATAATAGCTCTTCATTTTCTGTTACTACCATATTTACATAATAACTTGCATATAGGTTATCTGGTAATAACTTTATTGGTCCGAACTTACCTCTACTCTGTATCTGGGCGACACTCTTGCCACCAACCGTAGCCGCATCAACATTTTTTAGTAACTGCTCTTTAGTCTCACCATTGAGTGTCTTAGCACTATTAACAGTGATAGCACTATCTCCACCTATAGTTTTAATATTACCGTTATCTGAGTATAGAAGCTTACTTACTTCTGCTTCTCTACCACCTGCTTTATCTTTTACTCTGGCAACTGTTATCTTGCTCTCTGCCATATTTATCCTTTCAATATCTTATGCAGACGTATTCTGCTATATTTTTAACTACGTTTTCTGGTGCTGTTGGTACTACTCTGCTGGCATCAAAATCTATACCTAACCCAGAATATCCAGCTGGATTTTTACTATTATCAACGCCAGCGTAATTACTATTTGTTGCTTCTGTTAATACTAAGGCACCATCAGATAAATTGTTATACCCACTTAACCATCTACCAACTTTGCCAATAATATTTCTAATAGCATCACCTTGCTTGCTGCCAATCTCTCTATCGCTTTGATAATCTACTTCAGCACCTGCATCAAGGCATCTACCGAAGTAGCCTCGTCTG